CGATTCCAGCGCGATCTCGAAGGTCATTTCCGCGTCGTGATTGCCGCCATATTCGAGCGCGGTGATCTGGAACGGCCCGCTCACCGTGCCGAAATCCGGCAGTACGATCTGCCATTGGCCGATCTCGCCGCCGAAGAACAGGCCACGCACCAGCGCGTCCGACGCCGCATCCCTGAAGATGCCGGAGCCGCTGACGGAAACGCGCTGCACGCCGCTCCCCGCCAGCAATTGCCGCCAGCGCCCGGCGGAATCCGCGTCGGTCACGTCCACCGTCTCGGCGTTGAAGGCGATCCGCTTGGTGCGTAGGCCCGCGCAGGTCTCGAAACCGTCGTCGGCGCGCGCGGTCTTGAGCAATATGTCCTTGCCTCTTTGTGCTGCCATGGGAAATATCCTTTATTCGGGTTCGGTGACGGCGCGGTAGCGCATGGTGCCGAGGCAGGAGCCGCGCCCGTCCGTATCGCGGGCGAGAACTTCGTTCAGCGCGAGATTGACCAGCCGGTGCCCATCCAGAAGCGGCAGGCCGTCGCCGAGGATCACGGCAATGCGCCCGGCAATGTCGAGAACCCGGCCGCGGCCGCTGTCGCGCGCCCAGATCAGTATGTTGAGGAAATGCTCCGCCCCCGCCTCGGTCGCCGTGCTCCAGTCGCGGCTCACCGTCTCGCCCAGTGTCACATAGGGAAAGGGCGTCTTCGGCGGCACGCGGTCATGAATGCGCTTGCCGCCAAGCAGGACGGCGAGTTCCGCGTCGTCCCGCAGGGCTTCAAACAGCCCCTTCTGCAATGCTGCCGCGCTGCCCGTCATCGCCTGCCCCGCTTTCCGTCTTGAGAACCGTCCGGCCATCCGCGCGCGAAAGCGAAGCGCGCTCTTTGAGCGCGATTCCCTTCCAGCGCAAGGCCCGCACCAGACCGTCGAATGTCAGTTTCATGGTGAGGTTCATCGCCCCTCCTCCACGGCAAGGCAGGTGAGATAGCGTCCCGTCTCGTCCGGGTCGTGGACGGCGCGCAGGACGAAAACCCGCGCGCCCTTGCGCAGGCGCATGCCGGTCGCGACACCGTCGCGAAAGCGCAGCAGGATGCGGTGCGTCACCTCCGGCCGGGGCAGGACGCCGAAATCGCGCTGCGCGATCGAGACCTGCTCGATGCGGCCCCAGACCGTCGCCACTTCGGTCCAGCTTTCCGTGTAGCCGCCCATGTCGTCGGGCACGGGCTGCATCGCCTCCAGCGCCAGTTCGGCGGTGAGCCTGCCCGGATCAATGAAGACCATGTTGTTCATAGCGCCGCCCTCCGCCAGCCATCGACCATGCGGCCGACCATGGGCGGAAACGCCACGCCCGCGCCGCCTGCATCGACGCCGGTGCGCGTTTCGTAGAGATGGGCGGTGAGACTCAGGATCGCCTGTTTCAGCGCGTCGGGCACCTCGACGCCGGTCTCGCCGAAGCCGGCGACGAAATCCGTCTCCAGCCCCCGGAAGGTGGCGGCGTCGGGATAGTGCGCCATATAAAGCCGCTGGGGACGGCGTCCGTCCTGAAGCGCGTATTCCTCCGGCGCGAGCTGGATCGCCGTGCCGTCGGCCCGGTAGGCCACCACGGCGGTGACGGCCTTGACCGGATATTTGAACAGGGCCAGCCGGCCGGAGCGAGGCCAGCGGTCCACCTTGAGCTGCCAGGTCTGGTCGATGAGCGCCAGCCCGGTCTCGGCCTCGACCAGCTCGCGCGCCGTAGCGACGAGACGGCGGAGAATATCGTCCTCGCTGTCGGTCGAAATGCGCAGGAAAGCGCGTGCGTCGGCGATCGTCACCGGCTCCAGCGCCGGTGGCGTGACAAGAAACATCGTCATGGCTTTTCCCCACAGCATCGGCCCGAAAATCGGAATCGATTTTCGGAAAGCACGATGCGTCGTTTCAATAGGTCAGAGCGTTCTTTGTGCGTCCGCAAGGACGCACGGCGCTCTGGGATTATTCCTGAATGATAAATGACAAATCAGTCAGTTACGCACGGCCCCCGGACAAGGCCCCTGGACAAGGCCCCCGGACAAGGATCGTCTTCCCGCGGGTGTGAATCTACCTGCCAAAACCGGCAGGAAGGTTTCAAAAGGGCCTGTGAAACCTGACAGAACCTGTTGTACCGATCCGCTCAGGCCGCGAATTTCAGCAGCTTGATCGCGTCGAAGTCCTGCATGCCGCCGCCCACACGCTTGGTGGTGTAGAACAGCACATAGGGCTTGGCGGAATAGGGATCGCGCAGCACGCGCACCCCGATGCGGTCCACCACCAGATAACCGCGCATGAAATCGCCGAAGGCGATGGCCGGGGCATCGGCGGCGATGTCCGGCATGTGCTCCGCCTCGACCAGCCCGAAGCCCATCAGCGACGCCTTGCCGCCCACGGCTGCGGGCGGCTGCCAGAGATAGTTGCCGTCCTTGTCCTTCAGCTTGCGCAGGACGCTCTGCGTCTTGCGGTTCATGATGAAGTTCGCATTCTGGCGGTAGCCGGCCTTGAGCGCATAGATCAGTTCGATCAGGGTGTCGGACGGGTCCGTGGCGGGCAAGGCCCCGGCGACGCCGGTGGCGATATGGCCGAGCTTGCCCCACGCCCAGTTGTCCTCCGCGACCGTGTCGTAGCCGAGGAAGCCGCGCGGTTTGTTGACGCCGTCGCCGTTGACGAAGGCAGCACCTTCCTGCTCGGCGAAGGCGGTCTCCACCTCCTCCGCGATCCAGCGCTCCACGTCGATCGCCGCATCGTCGAGCAGCGAGGCGGTCGCCGCCGGCATGGCGTAGATTTCCATGGTCGGGAACTGCATCTCGGCCAGCTTCGCCGAAGCCGTCTGCGGACGGGCATCCGTTTCCGCCACCCAGCCGGTCGCCGGGCCGCTTACCGAGAAGGGCTTCTTCAGCACCGCGCCGGAGACCTGCCGCACCCCGGAAATGCCCCGGATCGGCGACAGCACCGCGAGGCGGCGGCCGATCTCGGTTTCGAGTTCCGCCGGCACCAGATAGCCGCCATCCGGGCCGGAAGCATAGGAATGCGCCTTCTGCTCGATGCCGCGCAGCGCCTGCTCGTCGCCCCGTCGCACATAACCGTCGAAAGCCTGCTTGTGCTCGGCCACGGCCAGCGGCGCATGGCCGCCCAGCGGCGGCCGGGCCTGTTTCAGCACATAGGCGTCGAGCGCCTGCTTCTGCTCGTCCAGCGCGCGGTTGATGCGCTCCACCTTTTCGGTGAGCAGAACGTCGGCGCCGGCATGTTTCTCGACCTTCTTCAGCCTTTCGTCATTGGCCTCGCGGAAGGCCGAAAAGGCGGACATGAATTCCTCGAAAGCCTCGCCGACATCGCCGCCACGGTCGATGTCCGGCACGAGCGACTTGGTTTCCGCGCTCTTCGTTTCGAGCGGGACTGCATGGGATTGTTCCATCTTGATCCTGTTATCTGACGATTTTTCGGGCGGCCGCACGCATAAGCCGCGCAAGGCCGGTTTCATCGCGCCGGGCGGCAAGCCGTCCGTCCGGCGGGGCGCCGGGAACGGCACGGTCCCCGGCGAATGTCCCACGCGCCTTGACGCTCGCGATGCGCGCTTCCGGCAGCATGGGAAAGGTGACAAGCGAGATTTCCCACAGATCGGCCTCGACGATGTGGCGCAGGCCGGTGCGCGCATCCTTGCGCGCCTTGACCGTGCGGAAGCCGATGGAAAGCCCGTCCAGCCCGCCGGTGCGCAGGAGATCGAGCGCCTCCCGCGCCCGCGCCACCCCGGCCGCAAGCCGTCCCTCGACGTAAAGGCCGCGCGCATCCTCCCGGATCGCGGTCCACGCGCCGATGGGCTGGGCGGCATCGTGCTGCCACAGCATGCGGATACGGTGCGCGCCGCGCTTTTCAAGGGCACGGGCGAAAGCGCCGCGCTCGATTACGTCCAGACCGAGATCGGGCAGGCCGAACAGGCTGGCATAGCCGCTGAAACTGCCGTCCGCCGCCGTATCCGCGATCCTCAGCGCCGCGCGTTTGGTTTCCAGCCGGAATTCAGCTTTGGCCATCGTCGTTCTTCTCCATGGGTAGGATGCCCGGCAGAGGGGCCTGTTTCAGCCGTTCCATGAACCGTTTGAACACGCCGAGCGCCGACCATGCGGCGAGGCTCGCCGCCGCCGCACCGGTGAGCATGAGTTCGGCTTCGCCGAGCGCGTCGCCCAGCGACAGAAGTTCGGCAATCTTGGCGCCGGCGACACCGCCGAAAACCGTGCCGCAGATGATGCCGACGGCGAAGCGGATCGCCGCCTCGCGCCGGTCCGACGGCAGCATATAGGCGAGCGAGACGGCGGAACCGGCCACCGCGCCCATCAGCTTCGCCGTCCAGACCCAGAGCGCGTCGGCCCAGAGCGTATCTGTGGTCAGCACCGTGTCGTTGAGATGGGTCAAGGCGATCTCCTTTTCTTCAGTTCTGCCTCCGGGGCTGATAGCCGACCGCCTCGC